GACGTAACAAAGAATCTGTGAGAATACAGAGTCTTGGTTAGTTGGGCGTACAAACGGTGTTGGCTTGAACCAAACATCGCTGTGAGCAACAAGTTGTATATACTTTGTGTTCAAGAAGTACATTTTGCCGTCTAGGTTTGAATCTGCGTCAAACGTAACAGGCGCACCTTTGAACAGAAGGTTCTGGAACCCGCTGTCAGCCATGTCAGTATCTGTGTACCGAATGTTGCTTGTTAATAGAGACTCATACTTTTCGTATTCGTCTTGATCTGTAATGATGATCGTTGGCTGATCGTTACCTACAGAAACATTGTTATACATGGTTGCCATGCCAGCCACGGTTAAAGCACCACCTACGTTAGTAACTGATGATCTCCACCATGTGTTGTTGGAACCTGATGCGTCAATGCCACCAATAGCTGTTGCGCCACCGCCGTCATTTCCTGTTCCAACAATACCGCCAATGCCCATCCAGTCTTTTTGGCTGTTGCCATTTCCGTCTGCATAGAACATGGAGTTCATGTTTTCAATTATTGTTTCTTGGGTTTGGAAAATCTTGCCTTCTAGAAGGTCAATGATTTGTGCCTCACCATTATTTTTTGCTTCTTCTAAACCGTTGATTGTTACAGTTGCAGCATACTGTTTCCAGTTGTACTCAGCAGCAGAAATGCCTGTCTGAGCAGTCGTGTCAATAGGGTCTGTTCCACTGTATGAACCAGCAGTTGAGTTCGTTCCATAAATTACTGGAACAACAATCTTAGCACCACCATTTATGCGTCGAATAGTTTGACCATTTGTCAAAGCGTAGAACAGAGGTCTAGCTGTGAAAATGTTGTCAACTAACCGAGGTACATAGTTATTTAAGGTTGTGGTAAGAATTTCATCAAAATTAGCGTTACCCGCCATATTCTTATCTCCTTAGAGGTTAATTGTTTAACTGTTGTTTAGCTAGTGCGAAAGCCTCTCTAAGATTAGAAACTTGTGGAGTAGGTTCAGTTTCGGTTCCCTGTTGGGTTGACCCTCCAGGCGTAACTACAGCAGCCTCACGTTTTTTATTGGTAATCTCTTGTTCTTGCGATAATTTATCCGCTGTAGATTTTACCTCATTAAATCGAAGATGAGTATACGCAGCCTCAAGGTTAGGTATACCGTTCTTCAACGCATGGTTTAGTAATTCTTGCCTGTCAAACTCTCCATATTTTTCTTGCAAAGTTTTAACTTCTCGCTCTACTTGCTGAACTCTCTGCGCTTGCTCTTGTTTGGCTATTTTATTTTCTAATTCAGATATTTTACTCTGAACAGGATCAGCCTCTTCGTAATCATCATTATTTTGAGATTGCTGAGGTGTTCCATAGTCTACATTGTAAGACCTAGCAAGAGTCTGTAAAGTCCCATGCGGATCATATTCCAATGCTGACACAATAGCTTCCGCTTGTTGCAAGCGTTCTTTTTCAGCAGCTACCTCTTGCGTTTTGCGGGTATAATCCGCTTGCCGTTGGTAACCATTTTGAAGTTCTTCAAGGCTGACCTGCTGTTCCTCACCATCAATTTTGACAGTATATGCAGGTTCCTGTTGTACTTCTGTAGAAGTTTCAAGGTTATCCGCTGTTGTAGTGGGTTCTATAGCTTCTGTTTCTTCAGACACAAAGTCCTCCTAGGAGTCTCGATAATAAGTTGTTCCCTATAACTTAAAGATAGTGTCCCACTAAAGAGAAGGTAATTCTAATCCCATTTGTCCCTGCAACTGAGCTAACAACTCAGGAGGAACCCCACCAGTAGGTGCAAACGCTCCGCCTTCAGGGCCAGGAGCAGGTGGACCAGGTGGTGGCATAGGTGGACCACCAGCAGGTGGACCGCCAGCAGGTGGACCGCCAGCAGGATCAGGTTGAGGTTGCTGTTGAACCATAAACCTTTCAGGGTCTTTAATATTAAATCCATTTTCAAGAATGTGCATAGCTAGCGCTGAAGGATCAATAACCTCACCCACTAAAGGAGCAACAGCATTCATCAAAGATATAGCTTGTTGTTTCCTAATCGTTTCATTCATCGGCTGTGTAGAGCCAGCTTGCACACTAAAATCATATTCTCCTACTATTTCTTCCCTAGAATATGGAATCCATAGCGTTTCTCCACCTCGCATATTCATGCGAGCAACTTGTTCACCAGTCATAAATTGTTGCAATAACTGTAAAACTCTTCGGGCTACATGAGAAATGCTTATTTCAACAATCGCTAATTTATCAGCAGCACGAGCATTTTGAGCATCCGCAATAATGCTTGCCTCGGTAGCAGTACGCCGTATTTCAGGCATAGCACCACGAGCATATTCAGATATACCCGAAACTGTATTAATATCGTTTTCTATTATGTTTGAGTAGTTGTAAATTTCAGGAGATACTGGAATCTGAGGCATAGGCATAACCACTTCAGTAAGTGGTTTATTCTCATCGACAACAGGCACAAGCCTACCATCTTCATCTGATTCCAACGCCTCACGACCTTCAGGTCCAAAAGAGCGTTCATGGTACAAGTACTTTCTTGCATACCGTTTCCTATCATTCATCAACTGGCTACGAGTTTTATCTAACTCTAATTGCAAAGATTCAATAGATTCTAGATCACCCATTGGATAAAAATGATCTGGAACATCATAGTTGCGTATCATGACAAAAGGTTGTCCGTACGCATAAGGCATTGCTATGGGGTCTACAAGGAATTCGTCACTGTTATCTGCATAAACACACACAGTGTTGTTTATGCAGTCATAGTATTCCCAAATAACTACTTGATCGTCTACATACTCAGCTTTATCTTCTGAATAGCTACTTTCCCCATACATATCATACATAGAAGAAGAACTTAATCGTTTACGAGCAGAAGGTTTATAGCGTTTATCTGCTTTAGCCATTTCTAAAGGTCTAACAAGTTTTTGCGCTATCCACTGTACATCTTCCATACATGTAGCCTGTGGGTCTACATACACATCGAATGGGCTAACACGTTCTACAAAAGGTTGATCTTCAACTACACGCATAATTGTGCTAGGCACATTAGCAGCTATCTCTTCATTATCAGGTAAATCACCAGAGAATTCAGGTTGCTCCATAGCAAACATGTCTGCTTCAAGAATTGACTGATTAACTAAAGTTTCACGCTCTGCATCAGTAACCATTTGTTCTTGTTCAACAAACTTCCAACCAACTTTTATCCATCCGTGTCCAAAGATTAAAAAATCTTTAACAGAGCGTCTAAAAGGCGCTCTAAAATCATGATGTCGCCATAAGTGATTAATAACTGCTTCAACAAAAATAGCTCGGTCTTTATCTTCAGGGTTATTAGCGTGAACAACTACTTTAGGGTAATTAACTGCAACAGAAGGTGCAATAACGTTTACAGTTGAAAAAGCTAAATTGACAGCTATTAAATCCTGATTGTTTAGGGTCGTACCTGGCCAATGTTTACCACGATATAAGTCGTTTAATCTACGCCATGTTTGATCTATTTGCTCACTTCTTCGCCACTCACGAGATTTATCAACTTTTTCTTGAGCGTCTTTTAGTAACTCTTGACGAGTTTTTTTAGCCATATCAAACCCTTGCTATGTTCCTACCCTGAGCCTTAGCTTCAGATACTACTTTATTCTCTAGCTGTCTATTGGTTAAATCTTGTTCGTCAGCAGACAAAGCAACTGATTTCCAACCACGTTTCAAATCAAAAGTTAAACCTTTTAATTTAAGATGGCGTTCGTAAAGCTCTTTAAGTTCTTCTTCGGGAACGTCACCTCGAAGGTCAGTCACATAGTCTACAAACTCTTCATAGGTAGCCCCATCATGCAGGACTGCCATTAACCAGCGTCAGAACCAGAATAGTTTGGTTGATTGTGAGCAGGTTCAATATTTCCTGTCATACCATGCTGATTTTCAGGAGTTTCTCGCACTGAAATAGCGCCTTCATCAGATACCTGATTAGCGTATTCAGGACTTTCAAACCTTTGACGAGGGCTATTAGGACCACCAGGTTCCCAAATAGGATTAGCTACAACGCTAGAACCACGTTCCATACGATTGTTTTGTCCTTTGCCACCATCTATTGTTTCTGACGCACTTGTGTGCGAAACAAATTTTCTTGCCATTAAAAGCACCTTCCATTAAACATATGTCTATAAGTAATTCAAAGTGTCCCACGAACAGTGTTTATACCAATCTGAAGGGGGTTCCCTTTAGGCGTATCATTACCCAAACGAGCAAACCAATCAACAGTCCAATAATCATCCACTTGCGGTGCATATTCAGGTTCATACGCATATTTCCTCATTTGATTAGCTAAAGCAAGAGCCATAACACGGTCATCATAAGGAGAACCTGACATACTTCCACGTTCATTCCTAGTAAACGTGCGTAACTCTGCAACTGTGTGTTTATCATTAATTTGTAACTCCCAATTTCGTAACGCAGAACTTAAATCGTCAATCATTAAAGGCTTTGAGGTTCGTGTAGTCTTCCAACCATACTCCTGCCCGACCCTGTTATTAACATTGTTAAGTTGCCTACGTCTAAAAAGATTCGGATATCCTAAGTGTCGCAATTCAGTAATAGTTGTCAAACCGTGATTATTAGATTCTACGCAACACAACGCATCTCGATACCATAAACCAACAGAATGCACTTCTTCAGCAAGCAAATCAGGAGCAATATGTCCATGCCAAATAGCTACCTGCTCTCCAGTACTTACACAAAGTATTTGAATACATGAATAATCTCCATGCCCTAAACCTTCAGCCGTGTCTACTCCCATAACATACGCTGCCATAGGGTCTGGTTCTTCCCAAACTTCTAAACTCATTGTCTAAACTCCACATGATTATTGTTACGCCACATATACCCTAAAGTTCCACGAATTGTTTTAACATCCATTTCTTGCAATATATCTAAATCAAACACAGGATTACCTGATTTAACAAACGCTTCTTCAGCAGTAGTAGGATATTCTTGAGCTAGTTGCCAAGGCAACATGCTCTCTATCTTCTCTTGATACCAAGCATCTCCCCTATCTTCAGTTGCCGACCAAGGGAAAAACATAGGCGCAAACTTGTTTGCACCAGTAGTAGCACCAACCCAAAGCTGATGATAAAAATTCCCAGAACCATTCGCAGTAGAAAGCCCAATGATGCGACCACCAATATCGGCAACAGGTTCAATGGAAGCCCAAGCCTCTTCAGGATTCGGGAGAAACGCCCATTCATCCACGACAATAAGTGACGCTGACTCACCACGAGCTGGATCAGAAGCTGATGGCATCGAAGTAATAAGCGACCCATTATCAAACCCCATTCTTTGTTGATGTTCCATTAACGACTTAGGACCACGCTCCAACATCCAATCAGGTAGATGTTTGAATCCATATTTCGTTTTTCTTAATAATAACACAGCTTCACGCTCAGTTCTAGACAAATCAATAATGTTTTGGTCTGCGTGAAAAAACGCTAACCAAAACTGATGAGCAGCAACCAGCGTAGACCAACCAATTTGCCTGGCCTTTAACGTCAACGAATACCTATGCTCATCCCAATGCTCTAACGCTGTAGCCTGAGCTTTACGCAAATCAAACAAAACACGCCCATGAGCAGGATGCGCTATGTACCAATAGTTACGAAGAAAATACTCCTCATTTTTTACACACTTACGCCACTCAGCTTCTTGCTTTAACTCTGTTAGACTGTACACCATGTTAACTAATCATTTCTGGTATATACCAAACGCACTGAACAAAGAAGAAATAAACCACATAACTTTAGAAGGAGACTCACTCATAAATATCAACTCCCTCCAAGCATATCATCACGGAGAAGCACATCGCTCTTCACAGATAACTTGGATTGACGACACTTTAGCAAACGAATATATAGCCAACATAATTGAAGACTCCAACGTTGAAGCAGGATGGTTATTTTCCTTGACACGACCCGAACAAACCCAATACACGGTATACCAAAAAGCAGACGAGTACGACTGGCATGTAGACGGACATCAAGATAGGTATGCAGCAAAGCAACTCGTTTCAGAACCTTTAACACCAATGCCACTAAACAAGACACATAACCCGCTACTAGCAGGTTATGTGCGTAAACTATCTGTAAGTGTAAACCTGAGTCCCCCAGAAGATTACGAAGGAGGAACCTTGGAACTACGTTTCCAAAACCAATTTCACTCATTCGAAGCTCCCCCACAAGGATCAGCAATAGTATTCCCAAGTTTCATAGAACACAGAATACGCCCAGTAACCAAAGGAACACGCAAATCCGCAGTAATGTGGTACAACGGACCTCCCATTACTTAACAGTCCAACTCACTATATTGACGCTCATAAAAACCCCACTGTAACTCAGTCAATGTTATTAAATCTACATCCTCAAGTGATTCCCAAAACATAACGCACTGGTTATCCAACTCATCACTATCACTGTTATCACCTGAACAATCAGGCGCAAACATAAAAACAGACAATACAGCAGTAACTAAACCAGCTATATTCCTACCTATCTTTGTTAACGAACGACTTACCTTAGTTGTAGCCTCCGCAAATTCTTCTAAATCTTCTGTTAGATCGTCTAACAATTAATCCCCCTATAAACCTTTCTACCATTTAACTTTGTCAGCCCAATACGCAGCAGAACAAACACCCTTCTGAATATTACTACGATGCCTAGCCTTAAACGATTTACGCCTAGCCATCTCTTTTTTAGACTTAGGATTCTTACCAGCACCTCGAACACCCTGCTGACCAAACCTAATAACTTTACCACCCGAACAACCATCCCCTTTAGCCAACACAACATGCGACTTTGTAGGATGATCGGGAGTGCGTTTAGGTTTATTAAATCCCTCTAAACCTAATCTCTTTAATCTTGGGTCTTTTTCAGCCATTTCTATTTATTCCTTTATGTAAACCATGCGAAGAGTATTGTTTACCCTGCTTAGTTGCCTTTCTTTTAGCTTGATTAGCTTTACTTAACTTAGCCCTACCCTTTTTACTTGCTTTTAACTGCTTTATCTTCCCTTCAGGAAGATAAACTTCCCCAGTTTTAGACGACTTCTTACCAGAAGGAGTCCGCCATTGCTGATTAGTCCAAGTATCCAAACTCTGTTGAGATTTAGCCTTACCAGCCATTACTTTTTCCAACTTTTCCTAGCAGTAACCTGAGCTTTTTTACTTAACTGCCCATAATGAAACAAACGTTTACTAGAACTTGTATGACTAGAACCAGTATGCAAATGACCATTATTCATTTTGTGCATCTTTCCCTTATGTAACTTGCCATCTTTAAGATAATGTCTTGTACCTTTAGCCATTAGTTCTTGTAGCCTCCTCCATTAGCCTTATAGCGTCGAGCAAGCATCTGCGCCTTACGAGCAGACCACTGACCAGGTTTACCACCCTTACTACTACGTTTAATTTCATTAAACAAACGCTTACGCATAGCAGGCTTCGTATAATTACCAGCCTCATTAACTCTAGATTTAGCCATTATTGACAACTTTCACATATCTCAGGGTTCTCCAACCCACATTCCAACACTTCATCCTCATCATCTCCTACAAAATCCCAATCTTCAATAAAAAAATCAGACATCCAACCCCTCCATCAACGACTCCAACTCAGCATGCAACTCAGAATCAGACAAACCAGAAACCGCACGATCATCGTCAACAACCAAACGGCGCTTAGGAGTAAACTTTTCAATGTACTGCAAATACAACGAAGCAGCCTTTACATCCCCCTGCACAGCAGCAGCATGCAACGCATCTACAACGCCCTGTGTCCTCTCAGGGTGGACATTTAATTCAGCAGCCCTACGGTCCCACTCACGAATAAAACGAGGATCAGACTTCCAACGCCTAACAGTACGATCATTCAAACCATTTTCAGTAGCCCACGCCTTCGACGTAGACGGCTGACGATCCTCCGACAACAGCCAATCAAGATACTTTTTCCAAGTATCAGGCATAACTTTTTCACCTGTATCAGGATCGGTTTTCCAACCTTTACCTCCACCATTCTGTGGCATATAAATCCTCCTATAACAATAACAAGTTATGTCCCAACAGAAAAAACTTTGTCAAAAAGTGGGACAGTGAACACTATACAGTATAACAGTGAATGTGACAGCGAGAGCGCACCAACGCTCCGAAGCTGTCACATTCAACAGTCACGTTAATACAGGTACTTGTAGACTCTAAAACAACAACACTACAGTATAAGTCTACAGTGCTGCCACAAGTCGAGTTCTATTTTTCCCCCGCACTGTAAATGTATATCTATACATATGTGTGTGTGCGACCCCCACCCCCCCTCGGGGTGCTGCACTACGCCTGGTGGCGCTCGCATGATGCGAACACACGTTCGGAAAAACGAAAATTTGACTGTTCCGTTCATCTGTGCTATACGCAAAACGTGTGCGAACATCTGTTCGGGAATTCTGTACACTCGGTGTACAAAGAGGCTAGATATTCTTAGGCGGATACCGTTACAAATCTAAGTTTCTCTAGTGATACTTGACAGGGGTCGCAAAGTATGTAATAGATAGTAGTACTACCGATTGAAGCGGGAGCTAGCGTTCTAGATTCTGCGGGTAGGTGTTATTTGAAAACCGAATAGGCGTTACGGATTAGGCGAATTCATAGCGCCTATTCAATGACTAAAGGAGACATAGAATGTCTACTGATTTAACCACTGAACAAGTGGCGGATTTAGTCGCTATTAAGAAGCTTGCTATTCAATATGGTAAGAAGATTGAGAGCGCACTAATTACGCTAATTGTTCAAATAATGGAAATGCTACAAGATCCAAAATGGGGAAAGATTACCACACGGCAATTTTCTTCCTATATGGCGAAAGTAGCTATGGATAATCAAGAGAGTGACTATCTTAACTTTTCGCAGTTGAGTAAATATCTTGCAATTGCGAATGCTTTTAATGCGTGGAAATTGGCTGCTAAAGATGTGGAGAAAACATTTTCCAAATCTAAAGCGGGTTTGACTGTCACTGTTGCTCATCAACTTTGTAAGGTTGATAGGCAAGGTAAGCAAGTTCAGACTAAAGCAAAGTTCACGGCTTTTGTTAATAAAATGAACGGCTTAGACGATAAAGCAAAACGTAAAAAAGCGATAGAAGACAAGCTTTTGGAGATTAATCCATCTAAAGAGGAAAAGCCTACAGAGCCAACAGAAGAGGAGCCTACACAAGATGTAGGGGAAACTACTGAGGTTCTAAGCAATGCGGGTCAATTACACTTAAAAGCAAGACTTACAGAGGTATTTCAAGACTTGGCAAAAGGTGATGTTCCTATCATTATTACAGAGGATAACAATAGCAAACTAGCGATAGCGTTTAGAGACTTTCTTAATGAAGTAACTCAAAATGCCGAGCAATATTTAGATGCTTTTGCTCCGACTAAATAAAAATTGAATAGATAAGTAATTGAGCGGGACTGTAATGGTCCCGCTCTTTTGCGTGTCTATTCTTTTGCTTTTGTACACTGAGTGTACAGAGTGAGAGTGTGTGCATGAGCCGTCTTAGTCCTGGAATCTAGGATTCGAGAACGGTTGTATGTGTGTGAAAACCTAATAAGAGAGGAGGTATGTGAATGAATAAGGAAACTTTTGAGAGTGCCTATGTGAATGGTGAGTTCTCTCCGCTTGAGGCTATGAAGTCTTTAGGTGTGGAGGCTTCAGAGTTGCGTGAGCGTGTGCGTGAGTTAGAGCAAGCTAATCACGACATCATAGCGCTAGCGACTAACCGAATAGGTGAGCAGTACGATGAGATCGTGAAGCTGCGAGAAATTATAGAAAACTTAAGACAAGAAAGAGGTGAGTGAGTGTGATTACACGAACATTAATTGACCTAATCATCTTTAGTGGGATCGTGACCATGTGCGTATTGCCATTCGTGGTGATAGCTGTAGTGCGTGGTCGTGTGTCTGTGCGTGAGGTGTTTAGGTACTTTGGGCTACATTCAGACGAATAGAATTTACAATTCGAATCTACATGAGAGGAGGTGAATGTGTATGTACACGTTAATCATTAGAGATTTGCAAGGCGGAGGTATGGGAGAGAATGCAGTTAATAGGCGTTTCTTCTTTCGTTCTTCTGCTCTACGTTTCTTCAGAAGATGGGAACGTAAGATAGGGAGGCATCTCCCTGTTCAATACAGCGGGTTTAAGTACTGTTGGGATATGTATGATTCTAACGGTTTAAGACTAACTGATTCTATATAAGTCAAACCTACGATTTGAAATGGAGGGAGGTGAGTTATGACTGAACAAGAATGGACTAATAAAGCTAAAAGCCTTTTAGTAGGCAGAATGATTAGAGCCGTTGAGTATGTGTCGGCTGAAGAGTGTGAGGACATGGGTTGGAGTAGTAGACCTTTAGCAATCCACTTAGATGACGGCACATGGATATTACCTATGCGTGATGATGAGGGTAATGATGGCGGAGCTATGGCGACAAGTGATGAGGAATTGGGAACGATCCCTGTCCTTTGGGTGTAATCGGTCTACTCGGTAGACAGGCCAGGAATCTAAGATTCGAGAAAGGAGGTGAGTGCGTATGGACCGCACAAATAGTGAATGGATACGGCTAATTAAGCAAGCCGTATCTAATGGGTATCGTGTGTTTGATGGTAACCCTAATTATGAAGTGAAGAAGTATGAGAATTCTGATGAATTTTATATCATAAGTCATTTTAATGATTGGGTTATTGGATTACATGGTGACCTAGAGCGTGGGTATGGGCTGAACGGAAGTGAGTTCTATATCCATCATAATAGACCTGTCATGTTACATGACTTAGTAGAGAGGAGGTGAAGTATCAATGACAGATGAAGATTGGGGCTATGGAGTAGCCCGATATATTGACGTAGGAGACTTGTGTGTGCATTGTGGCGAGTCCACATCTTTCGGTAGTGGGAGGTTTGTGAATCGCTATCCTGTTATGGAGTTAGACGTGAACTGTAATGGTGTGTACTACACAGGTTACTGCTGTTATGTATGTGAAGAAGAATGGGAGGCAGAGCATCAAGCTGATGTATAGGGGCACTTGACATCGTTTGAGTACTGTGTTAGTTTAAGAGTATTGAGAGAGGAGGTGAATCATGGATAAACCTAAAGTTATCCCACCTTGCACATGGGAGGATTTAGCATGGGATCAACGAGAAGTAACATATCACGTTGATAATACGGAGCCTCTGTTTCGGCAGAAGGAAGCCATTATCATGAACTTGGAAAAGTTCTACGATAAGGGTGTGTTTAAATTACCGTTAGCCCATAAAGCCTTTATGCACTTAGTGAATACGACTTGTAAGCATTACTTGTATCCGCACAATAAGAGCGATTGGCATAAGATATTTCCTATTGCAGACCGTAGGGTAGTGGCATGGTATTACGCCACGAGAGTATGGGAAGCATGTAAAGGTTGGGAAGAGTGGGGCTGCCAAGACAGAATCACTAGACCACCTATAGAAGCTGTAAACATATAGAGAGGAGGTGAATGCTATGAGCATCACTAAAGCACAAGTGCGAGAAGCACTAGACGCTGATGTGATTCGTGGCGATGGGCATACAATCTATGCACCATCGTTTTATGAGGATCACTTTGACGTTACGCACCTGGAAATAGAGTACAAGTCTGACTACTCAAGTGGTAAGTCTACAATCTACGACAATGATGGTGTGCCTATGGAGAGTACGAAGGGTGTATATAACCTTCGATTCTTGGAATGGCTTGCTAAAGAGCTAGATGTAGACTACCCATCAATGGGTGGTAGAGGCTCTCAAGCCAGTGCGATAGCGAGAGCTATTGCTAGTTGGTCTAAGTCTGACTAACGGTTTGGAGTGTCCACTGTGGTGGACACTCTCTGCCGATGTTCAGATAGGGCATCATTGAAAGGAGAAATATGAGCAATGTATTAACAGATACAGAACTTGAGGACCTGGCCTTAATAGGTGATGTCATCAAAACGTCACTTGAATGTGACATCAATGAGACAGGGGTTCCGTGTCGTACTGACAGGTTTACGGCTGTTGAGGCGATGGTTCGGTATCTTGAAATCCATGATTATGTGTGTGTGTATGATCCCGACAATTTCAAGTAAGGAGGTGAGGGGTATGAAGAAGAAGGCTAGGATAATGCTGTTTCAGGAAGAAGAACATGGTAGAGGTGTTGAATCCATATTCAGATTTGAAGATAGTACCGACTTGTATAAAGCTACAGTAAAGCGGAATATGAGATGGGGTTCTGTGTTCAAGTGGAGCGAAACCAATGGTTGGCTACATCTTGTAGGGACAGAGAGCTTTAGCGATAATCAGACCATTGAGGATTTGATGTGGTTGGCTACGAAGTTTCATTATGCAATGAAAGGAGATGAGTAATGAACAGTGCAAGCGTATTCATCAGTTTGGTAGTAGGGGAAACTAATATCCCTGCTTCCATGCTGTTTGAAGATGAGGAGTTCTTGCGTGAGACAATAGATTTGTCTAAGCAGGGATTGTCAGTAACGGAATTAGCCGATGAGATGATTCATTGGTGTGAGATTAATTATTAAGGAGGTGGATAATGCCAACGTATAAAGTGCATCTTAATCACGTTTATGAAGATGATGAATGGGTAGAGGTAGAGGCTTCTAACGAGTCTGAAGCTCGTGACTTTGCATGGCATAGCGAAGCAAGTATTAATGATGCTTACGATCATGCTATGCACACTCATACCATGATTCTTGAATGTGAAGAAATATAAAAAAAGAAACATAACGAAAGGAGGTTAGTTATGGGAGAAAGAAAGTATGTTCTGACCGTAGAAGGTAGACCACACAGCGAGTACAAGCAACGCCAATCTGCGCTAGATGCAGCTATGGATTTGCAGATTCGAATTGGTGCGCCTACCAATATGTCAATAACAGAAGAAGATGATTACAACTGGGATCAACCTGAATGGGATTCCAGGATTATTAAATGAAAGGAGTCAGTATGACTGACGAAGATAAATATGAATATGACAATGAATATGGGTATATGGCTTTACGCCATGCTTATGCAGCATTAGAACATGCACTTCATATGTGGAATGCTACACCCAAGACTGGGTATGGACATGAGCAATACTCAGAAGTCATGGGGTGGCTATTAGGCTACATAGACAACGTACAATATCTAGGGCTGGCAGAGTTTGAGCTAGACCTAGACTCACTCAAGGAAGGAGGCTTAATATGAATGCGAAAGATATGACTGCTGAACAAATAGCAGAAGAGTATCGCAGGATTCCTGAGTACGACAGGGAGACAGAGATTGAGAGGCTGTGCTGGATAGTAGCAGGCGTTCTTAGTGATGAGCTGTCTAAACTGCCGTACTCTGAGCTGTCTGCTGACGAGTTTAATCATCTGCTAGTAGGTATAGCTGATGAGCTTGTTGAAGATATACGACCAAGAATTACCTGAAGGAGGTGAGATATGGCAAGATACCAAGTAGAGCTGATGCACACCTACAAATTCTACGAATCTGTAGAGGTGGAGATGCCCGACAGTTACCGTTACAATCTTGCAACTTGTGATGAGTTGTGGGATAAGGCCAGGCAACTAGGTGATCCCTTTAAGCAAGATGAGGAGGGTGTCACAGGTTGGCTAGATTGCATAGAGTGGGATGAAGAACCCGCAGAGATATGTGACTGTTTCAGAATAGAAGGAGAATAATATGCTGACAGTAGGTTCACTATGCACAGGCATTGGTGGTCTCGAATTGGCGCTTCGCCAAGTCTTGACCACTGAACTCTTGTGGGTAAGTGAAACAGACCCAAGTGCATCACAAGTATTAGAGCATCGCTTCGGTGTTCCCAACTTGGGTGACTTAACAGAGATAAGTAAACCACCAAAGGTAGACATAGTAATGGCAGGGTTTCCCTGCCAGCCAGTTTCATACGCTGGGGAAAGGAAAGGTATAGATGATAAACGATGGCTCATTGAGGATGTTTGCCGAGTTGCGAGTGAAGCGCAAGCGAGGTTCCTCATCCTTGAAAACGTCAGAGGATTGCTTACCGCTAACAACGGGGAAGCTCTTGCAAGAGTCTGTGCAGAAATGGCATACAACGGTTTCGGCAGATGGGAATGGGATACTCTACGAGCGTCAAGAGTCGGAACTCCACACAGACGTGATAGATGGTTCTGCGTTGCTACCAACTCCAAGGGCAGCAATGGCAGATGGTCGCAACATGAAGCCGTGGTTGAGACC